ATGACGCAAAATCCGTTTATGAAATTCGTTGCAGACCGCCCCTATGCAAAGCCGGAAGCTGCAGCCAAGCGCCTGCTGGAATACGCCTTGGCGATCGAGGATTCGCAAAACCGAATCCACGTCGAGAAGGTCAACTGCCCGTTTTTATTCCAGGACAAGGCGAGCCCGGCCGAGTATGGCGCCGGCATCAAATGGCTGATTGCTGAGGGCCTAATCCAAATGCACGAAAGCGGCGGCCATTTCACGCTGACGGAGAAGGCCAAGCAGAACGTGTGTTGACTGTGCTAGGCTGCATCGATGGCAGCCAACTGGTCGCAACCGCTCAGCACCCTCTTCGGCCCTCGCCCGGTCGAAACGCCTGACGGCCGCCTGCTGCGTACGCTCGCTGACGCGCGCGCTTACGCGAACAGCCTGCCCGCCCACACGACCGACAACGATCCACACTGGCAGCACGCTGCTGGCATTTTGATCTGGGCCGCAGAGACCCCAGCCGCCGTCGTCTTCACGCACCACGCTGTGAAGCGCGCAGTCTATGGCGGTGACGAGCCAGCGCCGATCGGGCGCATGTCCTACAAAGAGAGAAAGGCGGCGGCGTTTAAGGAAAAGCGCAGGAAGGCGAAGGGGCGATAGGACATCAAGGATATTCGCCGTCGATGCCGCGCCGGCCCTGGACGAACCCCTGCCCGTGACGCAGTTCGCGGATATCCTGCTCGGCCGCGGTCACGCGGGTGTCGAGAACCCTCACCTCGCCGCGCATATCAGCGAGGCGGATGAGAACGTCGCTGAGTTTCTTGATCTCAGCCTGCACCGCGGCGACGTTGACCTCGATCGACGAAATGCGGCTTGATAGTCGCCAGCCGCCGCCGAACAGGTGAATGCAAACGTTGAAAGCCAGAGTGGTGCCGGCGATAACGAGCATCGCATATGCGGTGTCTGTCATTTCTTGCGACCACCCGTCACGGCCTTAATGGCGCTCACGACAGAACCTCGCTCTCCGGTCATCGCAGTGTTGTAGCGACTGGTCGTGTCGATCGCGACGGCGCCGAGCAGCAGAGCGAACGTTCCGGTTAATGGCGACATGGCCGCAATGATCGCCGCCATATCGGCTGCGCTGATCCTGCCGAGAGCCACCAGCGGGATCAGCGTGCAGATTTCGAGACCGAGCAGGACCAGCACGTATCCGAGCAGGTGTCGCCAATGCCACCATGAGACCTTTCCGGCCTCTGCACGAATGGTCTTGTTGACCTCGCCGGCCACCCGTCCCTGAACTTCGGCAACGGTTGTCAACCAAGCGTAACGTGCGGCCACTTCGGACTGGACACTGTCCAGCGCCGCCCGCGCCGTCTCAGGGTCCATACCCTCGATCGTGCTGCGGACATCCGCCTCAGTTGCGCCAGGCTTCAGGCCCAACACCTGCTTCAGCTTGCTGATGGCAAACGCTGACACAGGGCCCGGCACGCCGAATGCCGTCGCCAGCGCAGGCAGGCTCCAGTCGAGCGCCAGTTCTGCGGCCCAGCTCCAGCCGCCGAGGTCAATCTTCATGGTCAGGCCGCCTTTCGCTTCGGTTTGGTCTTCGCGCGCGGCTTACGTTTCGCCGCAGGCTTCCGCGCGGGCTTCACTCGGACCGTCGTGTCGGACTTCCAGATCTGCGTGCTCGCCAGAGCCTGTACGCCCTTGCTGCTGAGCAGCGCAGCCGGAGCTTCGCCAACGCGCCAATCGGAGGATGCCTCCGGCGGAGACGGCTTGCGGTTCTTCCACCAGCGCCAAGCCAGATAGCCCAGCGCCAGCAGGGCGAGGACGCCTGCCGCGATTCCGATCCACGCGCCGACACCGAGGCCATGGTGGGCCGCAGTAGTCGCCATGACCGCGCCACCGGCGACGGCCGCGCCGCCGGCCGCTTGCTTGGCCTTGGACTGGTCACGCAGCAGAGCCTCAACGCGCTGCGGCGGCACCAGAGATTTGTTCAGGCCATCACCAGCGTAATAGGACTGGCCTCGCTTGATATCGCGATGCGCGCCCTTGGTGTCCTGCAGGACTGGGAGAGATGCCCACTCCTGCGCCAGCAGCTTGGCGAACGTTGTCACACCGATCTCGCCAGCAACGAACCGGTCATACCCGCGTCGCTTCAGCAGGTGATAGCCGAGCCGGTCCTGCATCGCGGCATCGAACTTCGCGCCGGTATCGAGTCCGAGTTCCTTCACCAGCCCGCGCAACGTCGCCAGCATGAACTGATATCGGCCGGCTGCCGAAGACCCGAAGCGTTTCGTCCATGTTGGCTGCGCTTTCATGACCTCGGCAATGGTCATCTGCGTCAAGGGCTTCGCCAGCTTCGCCTGGTTGTTGCCGTAGACCGTCTCGTAGCCTTTCGGCGCCTCGATGCCGCCGATGAAGTCAAGCAGATGCGCCGCGAAAGGCGGGATGGACTTGTCCATTGATATCTCCATAGGTTCTTGCCAGCGCGGAACTTTCCCCACTGCTGCAAAGCACAGGCTTTCGGCTTGTTACTTGGCGCGCCTTCTCTGCTCAGAGCGCCGCTGCGCTCTGAAACAACGCGTCGATCTGCTGGTCATCCCAGCCGTAAAGCTGGCCGATGGTCACCGTGAGCGGATGATGGCGCTCAAAGACCGTCGCGCCTTTCAGCATCATCCGAGCGCCGAACCGCTGCTCGGCCGGGAGCCGATCGATCAGCGCCAGCATTTCGGTCGGGATCGTGCCGGTCGCAACAGCGGCCTCGGCCTCGGCTCCACTGATCACATCGTCGAGCGCCAGTTGCTGAAAGAACTGCCGGTCTGAGATGGAGGCCGGGACTGGCGCAGGAGCTGGCGGCGGATCGAATGCGACCACCTCACCGTCTTGCCATCTCCGCCGCCCTTGATTTTCGACTAGATCGCTCCATTGCGCGTCTGAGATCGCGATAGCGTCGAGCGGGATCAGGCAGTCCGGATTTGGCTCATCACCACGCATGCGCAGTCCGTGAATCTCCTCGGCATAGAATCCCACAGGCAGGCCAGCTTGATCGAATACTGCAAATTTCATCGTCAATATCCTATGGCGATCCAGTTGACGGTCATTGCCGATGTGGGCACCGGTCCTCCAGTCCCCGATATATATCGGCAGCGGATCGAGAACGCACTCACGGTCACTCCGGACGCATTACATAGTACGACTTCGTTCGGGCCGACGTTGTTGTAAATTGGCACTGTAACGAGCGACCGCGCCGCGTTCGGGAATGAGGTCGGAAACGTAACTGATGAATCCGCAACGCCCGATGGCTGTGTGACCGATCCATATTGAACGATAACTCCGCTCGGCAGTTTGAAGTAACCGTTCGCCGCGTTGTTGGTCGCGGACCCAAGCGTGCTCCATGCCGTCGGCCCGTCAGCGTCGTCCAAGAGCGTCTTGATAAATGACGAGATGCCGAGATTCGTGAGCGCGGTGGAAATGTTTGTCAGATCGGATAAATTCAGCGACCGCAGCATGTCGCCCGAGCCAGACTCGCCTGCAATGGACAAACTCCAGGATGAAAAGGTGCCGGAACCAATCGCCCGATCGACCAGCACAGCCATGGATGAACTGGTGTAAGCCGTGACACGCCCTTCCATGTAGTTTTGTGTCGCGCTGATTGCGACCAACCGAACTCGGCTGCCAACGCCATATGCCATGCCAGGTTGCGTGTTGAAGTTGATGGTGTTTCCAGCCCCGACGATCGACATGTTGGTCGGGCTTGAGCCGCCATAGCCGGGCCCCACAGGCCCCTGGATACCAGTATCGCCCTTCGAAACCAGCAAGGTCCAATACGTTGCGTTCGGTGGCGCCTGGTTCACGCTCGTCTGTTTGGCGACATAAGCCGAACCGTTAAGTGTCACAACGTCAAACGGATTGAACTGCGTTACGCTGTCCCAAGGACGCGGCGCGCTGTAGGATTTATATGTGCCATAGAACACCCAGGCGCCTGTCGTCTTAACCCACATCTTTCCCGTAGAGACCTGCAGCGCAAACTGCCCCTCATCTCCCAAGGAAGGATCAGGCGCGGCCTCGTCGTCGCTGACGAAATGAAAGAAGCCGTCCTTGTTCAACGCCGCCACGAGACGAGCGACGTCGGCCGCTTGCTGCCCGCCCTCGAAGCGCAGCGGCGAGACCATGTAAGCGCGGTAAGTGACATTGGTCTTGGCGCCACCTTGCCACGGCGCGATCACAAGGTGAGTGACGTCCGTCACCGCTTCGATCACGATGGGCGGCCCGCCATCGATCGATATCGAGTCATATGCACGCAGGTTCGACCAGAGCGTATCGACACCGGTTACGACAGTGCCGCCAGCGGACACCGAGACGGTGCCCTGGGTGTAGATCAGGTCAGGCATGATCGATTATCCCGGCAGCTTCTTGAGAATTGCGGCGAGTTCGTCTGGCGTCGCCGCTTGATCGATCGCGATCAGGAGCTCTTGACGTCGCGCTTCGCGCTCGTCGATCGCGTCAGGCTTCGCCGCAACGATCGCCGCGAGATCGATGAGCGTTACCCCACGCATTTCAGCCTCGCGCGCGAACGCATGCTTGGGCTCAAGCTGTTCGCCACGCAGCACAGCATTGGCCACTTCACGCTTGCGCCGATAGGCATGGTCGCGATGAAGCGTCTCGCTGGCTCGCCGGTTGAAATCGGCATTGATCTTGAGGGTCGCCGAGACGCGGAGTGCCGGCATCGGATCGATCTTCATCGCACCTCCAGATTGAAAATCGCATCAAGAAACGGAAATGGCGCGGAGAACCGCAACTGATAGGCACCAGGATGCTCCACGCTGAATGGCAGCGGGCCCGACTGCAGCGCTTCGGTCGCCACAACCTCACCAGCAAAGCTCACTTCGAGCTCGCATGGTTGATTGACATGGAAAATCAGGTCGGAAGCAGACATGTCACCCGGCCCGACAACGTCGACCGTTGGTCGCGGAATGATCCGACCATCAAAGACGTAGTGCGTCACGGAATCGTTCATGGAGCCGCCGGGGTTTAGCAACGTGCCCTTGCCGAGCTCCGTATAGACCTTCTTCATGTGATCAAGACCGGGCTCTGCATGGACAAGGATATGATTGATCAGGCCCGACGCTTTGTCATAGATCACGAGCATTCATCACCTACGCATTCAGCATTCTATAGAAGATGTAGTAGACTACCCCGCTCCCCCCAGAGGTCTGGAGCGTGAAGCCGGACGGTGACACCGAAGCATAGTTGCAGCTCACAGTGATAGGACCGCCGCTTGTGCTTTTGACGATAAACGGCATTTGTCCGCGAAGATTGCCATCGCCGGGATTGAACACGTTGAAAACGAAGAAGCCGAGCGGCGCGGCCGGAAGCGTCTCGCCGAACGAGAAGCTGTAGGCAACGTTGCCGCCGCCGATGGTCACAGCGCCCTTCGTGTAGACCTGCAGGTTCGCGAAGCGTGCATCAAAGGCGAGTTGAGAAAGGTTCGCTGTTTCGACGTCGAATCCAGGCAACGACACCCGCAAGGCTGAACTGATGCCGCCTCGCATGAGAACACGCTTCACCATCTACCCGAACCTGCGGCACAGGACGCGATAGAAGACGTACAAGTCAAACTCGGTGCTGTTCACGAAGGTGACCTTGTCTGCATAGGAATAGCAGGAGACCGAGTAGCTCTGCGGCGCGCTCGTCGTCAGGTCGATCCTGAACGGATAATAGTTCACACCGTCCGGATATGACTCGTTCCACGACACGAACGGCGGGGCGTCGAGCGTTTCCGGAAAGGCGACAATCTCCTGCGATCCGTGAATGACGGTCACGCGCCCAGAAAGAAAGATTTGTTCGTTCTTGTAATCGGTCGAAAGCAGGAACTGGCTTTCCGCCGAAGCAAGTGTCACGTCGAGGCCTGAGCGCGACAGCCAGATTCCCATACGGCCTAGAGTTGGGTGGTAACCTGCGAGGAACCGCGCAACCATCACCAGGTCTTCCAGATGATATAGATCCAATTGCGCGCGCGACTGAAGTACGCGGAGTCAACAAACCCCCCGCCCTGAAGCCGGATGCCCCAGCCCGTTTGGGAGACGAACCCGCCAACCGTACTGCGCACGTCAGTCGATGACCCGGTCGAGTCGTATCGCCAGATCGTGTTTCGAACCGCAACCGGACCAAGGTCGGAGGCCCACTCATAGATTTCGACCGCGGGCGGTTGCGGATAGGTGGTGCCGAAGGGAATGATCGTCACATTGTTAATCGGCAGCCCCGTCAACACACCGGCCTGCAATGGCCTCTCAATATCGAGCGCCGAGTCCAGCGCCATGTAATCCGACGTCCGCGGGGACGTCAGCGCATCATAGCCAGGTCGCGAGATCGAAACCCGGTCGGGAGAAATGAGAATTCGCCGGGTCATCAGTCTGATATGACGAGTTGTCTATTGTCGAGATCAATCCGGAACTTGTTGTCCGCGCTCCTGATGACCCCCGCTGTAATTTCGCCGATGTTGGCCGAGATCGCAGACAAGAAGCCGACCGACAACTTGTTCACCGTGATCGACCCATCGCCGATCATATCCGCTCGCCAGACGATCTTTGGTGAGCCGCCGACGCTTGCAATCGTGAAGACGTCCACCGTGCTACCACCGGTCGTTCCCGGCTGCGAGACCCGAAAGACATTCGCAAGCACCGTGAACGACGAAACCTGCTGTCCACCATTGATCAGCTCGATGCCAGCGATGTAGCCGTTGACGTTTGTCGTGACTGACCAGCGCGCGGCGGCATAGCCGTTGAGCGTAGCGATTGCTGACGTGTTTGTCGCGATCAGCGCGTTGACACTGCCAAAGCTCGCCGTGACCTCGGTCGAGAACTCCGCGAACGCCTCCTGCGTATCCACAGCGACGGTCCGGACCTCTTCGATCCCGGCATAGGCGACGTTAAACCGAGCGCTGAGCTGGCTTCGCACCTGGCGCTTGTCGATCCAGTTGCGAGCGATTTCATTGGCAAGACCCGGAAGCCGCGCCCGGATTTCGCCGATCTCATCCTTGAGCGCCGCCATGACCTCGGTCACCTGCTTCTGGATGCTGCCTTCCAGCGCAGCCAGCTCGGCGAGCAGGGTCTTCTTCGAGACGGGGACGACGTGGAAGGGCGAAGCGGTTTGCGACACCCAAACCGTAAAGAAGGTCTGGCGGGCCGGGATCGTCTCGATGGTCGCGCGCGCCTCGTATTCGGTGCCGGCCTGAATATCGCCGAGGATCGTATCCTCGCCGGCGTCAGGCCGCAGGAAACGGACGGTCTTGATGGCGCCGGAATCGTCCGGGGTCTTGATCCGATATTCGACGATCACTGCGACGATGGTCGGGTCCGAGATCGGCGACCAGAGGCAGCGGAGCGACGGCATCGTCAGACCGCCCTCGCCGTTCACTTGGATGGCCTGCAACGTAAAGCCGGCCACCGACGAGGACAGCTCGTTAAAGCCCGGCAGGTCGCCTGGAACGTTCGGATCGAGCTCGTCGCTCGTTTCGTCCCAGGCGAAGACATCGGCGCCGATCTCGCCCAAGGCGACCCCGATGCTACGGTCGTCGTTGCGTGTGCGGCTCTCGACCTGCCAAGTGCGTGTGCCGTAGCGCGCGGAATTCCAGGTCACCCAGTCGCCGGGCTCGAGCACGATAAAGCGCGGCCGCAACGTGACCTCGGCGGTAGCCTGTTTGCGGACCCGACGCCGGAATATCTCCGCGACCCGCTGCGCCTGGGTTTCGGACAGGATCTGCGCGAAGTCGCGTTGTGTCGCCAGCCGTTCGCCGTCGATGATCTCGTCGGCGCCTGAAATGCGCGGTGCATACGGGATCTGCTGAAACGACTGCATCGGGTCGGTGTAGGAGCCGAAGATCGAATTCACCAGGTCCGCCCGGCTGCGCTTGGCCGTAAAGCGCAGCGGCTTCTTCTCGACCAGATCGTCATCGGTGAACGTCAGGACCACCGGCCGGGCCGCGCCGGCGACCGGCGCAAACGCACCCACAGCCTCCAGCGCCTGACCAGCCATGGCATCGTCAAAGTCCTGCAAAACCGAGCTGTACTCGCGATCGGCGCCGACCGTCATGCCGATCCGATAGCGCGGCTCACTGCCGCCACCCTTGAGGTCGACCAGCTCGTCGCAGACGTTCATCGCCGTGGCGTACCGATCAAGGATCAGGTCGGACGGCGCAATCCCCTGGCCTACGATCAGCTCGCCGCCGATGAACAGGCCGCGCTGGAAATTGTAGCGGCAAACTGCCGGGTTATCCGACCACTCCCAGGTCGCAGGGTCTGTCCACCGGTGCGGCCCGAAACCGCCGATCGAACTGTCCTTGCGCGGGTCGTACACCAGCCTGCCCTTCACCACGAACAGGTAGGGCTGCAGGCTGGTCATCACCCGCTCGTTGTAGCGCTCAGTCACCGAGACGTAGCAGATGCCCGCCAGCCGATCGTCTGCCGTCCAGCGATCGGACGGGTTGGCGTTGGCGTATAGCTGCGCGTCGGCCGCCTGCCCTTCGAAGCCCTGAAAGAAGCGGACCCAGAGATTATGCTCGCCGGCGTCGTCGAACTCTGTGACTGGAGTCCCGATCGCATCCGGCGCGCCGAACGTGCATTTCTTGCCGTTGACAAAAATGCTGTCGAGCGAGTGATGCGGACCGTCGCCGATCGCGAACACGCGTTGCAGATAGTCGTTGTTCTCACCGTAAACGTTGGCATACAGCAGGTGGCCTGCGGTTGCCCCCATGCCGAAGATGCAACTGCGCGGGATGGCGCCGCCATACTGGACGTTGACCTGCGTGCCGCGCGTCGATGTCGTTGTCGTGCCGGCCTGCTGCTGCTGATTGCCGCGCAGGCTGTTAACCAGGAACGATGCGCCAAGGCCGAGCCCGAGGTTTACGAGGGACGAGCCGATCGAGCCGAGCCCGAACAGACCGCCGATCGCTGGTGCCAGAAACGCCATCTCAGCCGACCTTGAAAGCGCGCGACGCGAGCGCGCGCGGCAGGACCACAAGCCCGATATACTGCGCTTTGCCGATCAGGATATCGCCCGCGCAGACGCAGCCGCCCACAGCGCCATCCCGCGCGACAACCGCGATATCGCCACGACCCATCATCATCACAGGAATCTCTTCGAAAGCGCTGGCGAATGCATCGCCAACCGTCTCATGTCCGTGCCTGCGCAGCACTTTCGCGGCGCCGATTTCATTCTCGTAGCCCCGAAGATGCGCCAGCGGATCGCTCCCGGTCATTGCCAGCACGCAATCCATTGGCAGCCTGAAGCAGTCCGACAGCCCATACTCGAACGGCAGGTCGCGATGCGTATCGATCGCCGACTGCAGCGCGTCAGGCCAGCTCTTGAGGCGCATAGAAATCTCTCTTTGTTCCACATGACGCCGGGGTTGCGAAATGTTGCAATGCCCGCCTCACAAATACGGGAGGCGACGAACAACATGATGACTAGAGAAGAAGAGCTGCGCGCTCAGGACCAAGCGCAGCTGATTGCGTTAGTGGAAATTGTTCGAGTGGTCGTCGGCGAAGTCTTCTTTGACGATGATCGTCAGGTGTTCCGAAGGCGTTTGGCAGTCTTGGAGAAGACCTCAATAGATTCGATCACCAACCGCCAGCTATGGGCAAACTCGATACCGGACCAAGAAACTTACATCAAAGAAGCCGCCGCAAACTACGTGACATCCATCTTCAGCTCGATCCGTCATCCGAACGACGTTCACCGATAGGCCGCGCAACTATCTCGCCGACGTTCATATCCAGAACGCTAAGCGAAAGCACGGAAACCCGTTGATCGCGATCATCTTCAAACAGATGGGACACTTTATCGATGCGCTCGCCAAAAATCGTTGTGGCGAGCGCATCGACATTCACGTTGGGCGGCCCGCCGTTCATAAACTGTTCGTTGAATTGCTTGACGCAATGGAAGATAGCTGAGGCTTCCCGCTCATCATCAAACAAAAGGATAGTTGCGGACCCAGCATCCCGTCCAACCATCACCGCATGACCTAACTTGAAGGCATGAAGCATTCTCGTTCTCCTCACCCGTTCACTTCATCCGTGCGTCGGCAATGGCCACCGGCCGGTCATGCACCCGGCCCCATTGCAAGACTGTCTCGCCGGCCCGGCCTACATGACGAAGACCGCCGTCGTTCGCATCAATCAGCCGCTGGTCCGCGTTGCCGCGCATGCGATAGCCGCGCCGCGTGTGATCGCGGGACTTGCTCTCAAGCTTCATGACGAGCGTGTAAAGCGCGCCGACCTCCTGTTCGTGATTGATCACGTCGAGATATCCGCGAAAAATGCGCTCGACCGAGATCAGCGCGCGCGCCGCCTTGTCGATATAGGCCACGCTCAGCGTGACCGGTCGCTGGTGATACTGCTCCTGCTCGATGGTGGCGAGCAGGTCGGGCGTCAGCTCGGTGTTCGGGATGGCCGAGAGGCGGAGCGTCACGGCAAACGACGCAAGCCCGGCGTTGGCCGCGATCGCATCAACCTGGATCAGCCCGCCGCCGCCTCGATACTGGACACCCTGATAGGTCATCGGCTCCCGGCCCGCCCAGAAGCCATAGAGGCCGGACGGGAAGTCGAACAGGATCATGTCCCGTTCATCGATCAGACCAGCCTCAAGGGCCGCCAGCGTCGCGGGATCGAACGTCCGCATCAGCCCTCCGTCGCCTCAAACGAGATTGGACTTGCGAGCGCGCCGGCCGCCGGCGCCGAGAAGTTGACGAGCCGCATCGTGCAGGTGGCCCGGACCAGCTGAGCCGACTGGACAAGTGCGACGGTCCCGATCACCGGCGGCTCGACGCTGAGCGTGATGGTTCCGCCGGCCGAGCCCGTCACCGGCTCCTGGACGACATGCAGCGTGCGGCGGCCGGTCGTGAGCTGGATCGACACATTGTCGCCGACCGAGGCCTCGTAGTTGGCCGGCAGCCCCGACAGCGAGATCGTCGTCGCGGTCGTCGTGGTAACCGTCGCTGTGCCGTCGAAGGCGCCGCCCACGGCGCGCGCGAGCTGCAGGACCGCCGCGCCATAGGTCAGCGGATAGACACTCTCCGGATCGAATGCCAGGAACGGATTGGCTGCCCCCTTCAGCGACAGCGCCCAGGACCGCCAGCGCGCACGATCGGCCGCATAGAGCGGAATCGTCGTCGCCTTGAACGACCAGTACGGATCGAACAGCTCGTGGCTGATAATCCGGCCGCCGGCCCGGTTGATCGCCTCGTTGCGCACCAGCTCGAACGCCGAGGTTTCGAACTTGTCGGTCGGCATCGCGCGCGGGAACGTGATCGCCATTACTTGATATTCCCGCGCCGCTTAGCCTCGTTGACCACTTGCGCGACCCGCGCCTCAAACCCAGGCGACTTGACCAAGGCTGCGAGCGCAGCGGCGATCTCCTCGCCGGCGCCGACCTGCGCGCCGCGGGCATCGATATTGAAGGCCATCGATACCTTGGTTCCGCCGCCGCCCGACGCCGATACGCCGAGCTTGCCATCGCTGCCGCGCTTGAGCGGCATGATCGCCTCTGGCTCCTTCTCAGCGATCGTGCCGATGTTGCCGTTCGCCATCGCGAAGGCACCAAGGCGGTCGACGACGCCCCCAAGTTCGTGCGGGATGACCCGGCCCTGGCTGAACACGTTGCCGTCGTAGCTTGGTAGCGGAAACGGGTTAACCCCGCCCGTGGCCGCCACGTTGTAGCCGTTCACCCACTGTGCGCCGCCGGACGAGCCGTCACCGAAAAGACCGCCGATCAGGCCGAACAGCCCTCCGCCGCTCGACCGGCCGCCGCCCAATGCCCGCCCGATCAGGTCGTCAGCCGCCATCTGGATCAGCTTGTCGGAGATCTTGCCGAGCGCATCGAGACCGGCATTCCGGAGCGCCTCCATGGCGTTCTGCCCGTTGCGGATATTCTGGCCGAACGTCACGAACGACGAGCTGGCGATCGAGCCATAGTCGCGCAGCGTGTCGTTCATCCGCATCTGCATGGCCAGCGCGCTGTTCATCTGCGACTGCCAGCCGCTGCCATAGATGTTGCGCATCTCCTGCGCGATGCGCTGGTCCGACGGCGACATAAACAGCGTGTCGGTTTCGAACTGGACGCGGCTCCGAAGATCGGCCTCTGCCCGCAGTTGCGCCTTGCGGCCAAGCTCCTGGTTGATCTTCACCAGGCGGGCGTATTCGGCCTCGTCAAACTGGGTACGGTTTCGGGCCGCCTCTTGCTCCAGTTGTTGGCGCGCCTGCAGGTTCGCACGCGCCATCACCTGCTCAGCCATGGTCCGGCCGATCAGATCGATCTCGAGCTGGGCGCTTTGCTTGCTCTGCTCTGCCGCAAGCAGCCGTTCGCGCGCCTGCTCCCGGATCGCCTCGTTCGCCTGATGCAGAGCCAGCGTGTACGCTTCCTCGGCGCGCTGTTTCGCCTGCGGATCGCCGCGATACTGCTCCTCTGCCTGCCGGCGCGCGATGTTCGCGCGGCTCGACGGCGAGTAGGCCGTCACGGCGTCGTAGCTGATCTTCGCGGCCGTCGCAGCCTTCTGGCTCTCGGTTTGGAAATCGCGAGACGCAACCCGCGCCTTTTCAAGCGCCTTGGCGACGAACTCGAACGTGTATCCGAGAGCCTTCAGCTGCGCACCTGCCCCTTCGTCGTTGGCAAGCGACTGAAAGATGCGCTCCATCTGCTCTAGCTGGTTGTTCAACTGCTCACGCTGGGCGATCTCGGGGACGAGGTTGCGGATCAATGCCTCGTCCGAAAAAGATCGCTGAGCCGCCTGGACTCGGGCGGTAGCAGCCGCCTGCTCGCCGAGCTTCTGGTTTACTTCGTTGATCGCCTTGATTTGCTGTCGGATTGCCTCCGTGCGATCCCCTTGAAATTGCAATCCGCTACTCAAGCCGGTTGCTAGAAAACGCTCCTGTTCAACGTTCAACTGAATAAGTCGCGCGTTCGCCCTCTCCAACTGCTCCGAAAGGTCGATCCGTTGCAGGCTGACCGCCCGTGCAACGACTTCACCAAATTTATCCCAGACATTGCCTAGAACATTCGTTACGGCTGTCCACCCACTCGCAATACCAGACGCGGCATCCGATACACCGACAAGGCCACTCTGTGCGCCCTGGATCAACACACGCTGGGCATCCCAAAGTCGGTTCTGTGCGACCAGATTATCGATGTTGCGCTTCATGGCCGCATCCATGAAGCCAAGCCGCGCATTCAGCGTCTCAGCGCCGCGCGCAGGATCGGCGAACGACTGCGCCAAGAGCTTCGTCGCCTCGGTCGCATCGACGCCGAAGGCGTAGGCGATATCCTTGCCCATCTTGACGATCGGCAGGATATTGTCGTTCGCAATCCGGCCGGTCGCCGCAAGCGCGGATGCGAGATCGCGCGCCTCGCCGATTGACAGCCCGAACGTCGACGAGCCTTGATTGGCGATGCTGTTGATTCCGCCGATCGTCGCACCGCTCGCCCGGCCGATTCCGGTCAAAGCCATGGATACCTGACGCTGCGTCTCCAGATAGGAGTTCACAGCCGCAGCCGCGGCAATGGCCCCGGTTGCGATGCCTCCAAAGGCGAGCCGCGCTGGCGTAATCATGCTCGACAGGCCGCTCGCCATTTGCCCGAAGAAGCCGCGCAGTGTGCCCTGGCTGGACGAAAAGATGTCGAAGATCTGCGCGGCCTGAGATGTGAACACCTGCATAGGGCTGGCACCCATGGCAAGCATGGTACCGACGTCCTGCGCCTGCCTTCCAAGGTTGATCAGTTCATAACGGGCCAGACCGACCGATTTGCCCATTCCATCTGCAGCCTGCCCGAACGCTGAGAACTTAACGCGCACGCGCTCCTGCGCGGCCGCGTGCTCGTCGAGCGTGATCACACCCTGCTTAAGGGCCGCATCGTAGGTGCGCATCGCACGCTCGGCCTGCGCGCGCATCTTGAACGCGAGATCATCAGACATGCGCTGCCGATCGACAGCGGCAGCCAAGGAAAGCTGCCGCTTCGACGACCGCTCGGTCGCGACCGCCATTCCGTCAGCAGTCTGCGCAACCGACGTCTGGGCGCGCGAAAGCGCGGTCAGCGAGGCGGTTGCCTCGTTGACCCCGATCGTGCGACCTTCGACGGTCAATCGCTTAATGGTCTGTAGGGAGGTAGTAGCCATGTATCGTGCGCTTCTGGCGTTAGTGCTGATCGCGAGCCCGCTCGCCGCATCCGCTCAATCCGTTATGGATGGATCAAGCAAACGCATCGGCGAAGATCAGCAGGCCAAGCTCTTTGGTGCGCTACGTTCTTCGCTGAACGACCCCTTCAGCGCCCAAGTGATCGAACTCGAAATGGGAAAGGACGGGCGCGTCTGCGGCAAGTTGAACGCCAAGAATGGATATGGCGGGTTCACCGGGTTTCGCGTTTTTGCCTTCGACCCATCAAACGGGCAGCTAACGCAGCTTAGCGACTTGAACAATTTCGATGTCTCGCGACCCGATGCGCGACAAAAGCTGGACGAGGCAGCGGCCAACCTATCGTTCATTACAACCTCATGCCCGCACTTGAAGAAAAGCTAGTCCCGAACGGTCAGCCACTCGTCATCCATGGCCCTGATCAATCCAACCAATCGTTCGAACCGATCGCCTGTAACGCGGTATCGCCGCGCATAGGCATCGATAGACGACCAGAAGATCGGCCCGACACCATCGATGCCGATCTGCCGGTCCCTATTCAGGGCGCGGAAGGCGTCCCACACCCATTTCAGATGCGGCTCGACCTCGACCCGCTCTGCCAGCGCCTTAAGATCGGCGCCCTCCTCGCTGGACATGTCGACAAGCCAGTCGAGCTTGTCGCCCCAATTCCGGTGCCAGCGGAGGGCCTCGATCAGTTTTTTGCGTCGGCCTCTGCGGTCTCGCTGTCGTCTTCGGCGACGATCCGGATCGCCCAGATGATCGCCTCGCGCAGCAGGCGATAGTCCGGGTCGGACAGGACCTTGTCGAGGATCTCCGGCGACAACGACAGCGGCGTGTCGTCGTCACCGGTCAGGCCATCCCAATCGAGCAGGAGCGCGCCCTTGATCCGCGCATTCAGAATGCGATCCTGATCCTCTTCGGGAATGCGGCCGCGCTGGCGCAGGTGGCGCGGGACCTTCTCGATCTCCTGCGCCTGGATGCGCCGGTCATCGGCATTACCGAAACCACGCACCTTAAACCGCACGCCCGGCAGGTCCGGGATATCGCCAATCCAGGCACCCTGCTCCGCACGCGCCGAATTCACTTTCAGCGAAGAAAGCTTCATAAATCAGTACCTTGTGTTGCTGATGAAAGAATTAGGCGACCGCGCGCGTGATTTTGAGCGTGCAGGCCTCAGTCTCGTCGTAGACCGCGCGGAACGGGATCGAGACCATGACGTCATCGTCGTTGCCGCCAGCCTGGCGCTCGCCATTGCCGAAGATGATTTTCGGCAGGTCAAACTGGTACTGCTCCTCGGTCGCGTTGCCGACGACGAACGACAGCGCGCCGCCGCCATGGTCCAGCACGGACTGATAGAGCTCGTTGCTCTCGAAATAGCACTCCAGCGTGCCGGTTACTTCGAAACGGCCGGAGCCGAACTGCTCCGAATACTTCGAAGCGACGACCGTGCGCGTGCGCAGGTTGTTGTTGATGTCGATCGACAGGGACCGGACCTTCGGCGTGCCGCCGGCCACGGTCAGCGACGCCACGTTCGCCGACGACGTCGAGACGGGCGTGTCCGGCGGCGGCGCATAGGTTGCGCCGGCGAGGATTGACGTCCCGAGCGTTTCTTTCTGGCCCATGACGTTGATCGTGCCGGTGATCACGGCGCGTGCCGCAATCTGAATCGTCATCTGACTGACCATGCAGCCGGTGAAGCGCGAGAAGCTGTCGGTCGCGCCCATCTCGAGGAATTCCTCGAACGTGAACGACTTCTGCACGACGCCGTTCTTGATGACGTCCGAAGCCCAGTCGCTGAACATGACGCCGGCAATCAGGTCGTCAAAGGTTCCGTAGGTCAGTTCGAAGTTGTACTGGCCGGCGACGTCGACGCCGAGCAGCATCTCGTCGCGAACATTGCGGTCCGCCTGGATCTCGTTGGACGTCGCGGTCTGCTTGGTCGTGCGCGGTCCGCCGCCCGTGATCCGCAAGGTCTTGAACGCGGGCGTTGCCGGCGTGGTGCCGAACACGGTCTCTGCGATGTACGCGACGCGGCGGCCGCTGCCGGAAGCAATGGTCATCTGTCTTTCTCCGATGTGAGATGCGACCGGCTCAGCCGATCAGGTCGTACTGGTAGGTGATGGCAACGCCGATCTGGTAGAAATTGCCGTCTTCATTCGAATTTTCGAACTCGGCCGAGGTCGGCGCGAAGGTCTGGACGCCGTCGAAGTTCTTTCCGCGGAAGATGGCGGCCAGTTCGTCGGCCCAGGGCGCCCAGTCTTTCGCGCCCGCTCCGCGCTCAATGTTCAGGACCAGGAGGCAACCACCCTCCTCGCGCCACAGATTGGCACCAGGAGCGCCGACGCTCATCTGCTGGGCGCTCGCCACCGGAAACAGCACCTCGATGAAGGGCGGTGCCGGCGGCTCCTGGAGGGTGTTGTTGTCGTCCTTCACCGCGCAGCGTGACCAATTCGCAGCGAGGCGAGCCCGGAAGGCTGCAATCACATTCGCATGTGCCATCAGTAAAGCCTGACGACGATCGCGGGCTGACGGCGAAGCCACTCGCCGCGCTTTGCCTCATCCATCGTCTGTTTCTTGTTTCGGCTCATTGACGTCTTATTCGCCCAGGTGTCGACGTCACCGAACAGCGGCACTCGATAGCTGAACTTGATGGATGCCATGTTGCCGAACCGGCGCGCGGCGAGAGCAGCGACCACCTGATAAACTCCGTCCGGCGCCTGCGCAGACTGGCCGCGCTCGATCTTGCGCGCATAGGGTTGCGTGTTGATGACCACGAACTCGCTGGCCTTCGGCAACTCGTCGGCATCCGGATCGATGGCCGCGCCGTCGGCGAGCAGAACATGTGAGCGCTGATAGCGTCCCGACTTCCGCGGGGAATGCGTGATCAGCAGCAGGTCGATATAGCCGAACAAGTCGTCGAGCAGCTCGAACTCGAACACGACCGTGCCATCCGGCCGGACGCGCTCGACAGCCTCCGTGCGGGCGCCATCGACGAATGTCTCGTGGTCCGGCGTGCGGCCGAGCGCGCGGCGGTTGATCGCCTGCGCCTCTTGGAACTGCTCGCGCGCGTACTGCGCAAGCGCAGCGCTCCGACCCGCCGGCGAAAGCTCCTCGTTGATCAGGAACTGAATATCCCGGTCGATCGGCTCGATGCGGGTGCGTATCGCCATCACCCCTTCACCTTCAGGTTTAGCCTCACCAGCGTGCCGGCGACGTTGATCGGCTGCGGCAGCTCGATATTGTGGTCGACGCCATCGACCACGACCTTGTCGCCCTTCTTCGGAATGCCGAACGGCCACGCTGCAAGCCCCGTCGGCGAGACAATGACCATCAGGTCGTTCTGCGTCATGCCGGCGATCAGTTCATCCTCGCGCAGCGTCCGCACATGAGCCTGGATCGAGACATCACCGCCCTGATGCTCCGCCGTCGGCCCCGTGCCGACCAGGCGCTTAAACGCGACCGTCTGGCCGTGGGCCGCAATCTGCCGGTCGAGCATGGTAATGGCCTGGTCGGGCGTCATACGCGGATCACACGATATGGTTCAAGCAGCGCCTGAGCGGCTGAGCTCAAGGCGTTTCCGGCCGCTGCGCTGACCACGAAACGCTGCGTGCCGATGCCCTCGACCGTATCCTCGCTCAGGAACAGGTTTCTCTCGCTGAGCGATCGAAGCGCCGAGACCTGCAGGCAGATTGCCATTCGTATGTTCTCGGGGACTGCGGAGCCATCCGGGCCGTAACCACAAACAAACGCAATACGCACGGCGTCAGGCTGCAGACGATGCGCTGGCCAGGATTGACCATAGGCCGCGATGACCGTTTCAGGAGCGCCAGGCAGCAACGTGTATCGCTCGGGGTCGAGTGTCTGCTCGACGCCCTCCGGATCGACATACTTGATGCTTTCGATCGAGCGGGCGGGCGGAATTGGCAGCGGCAGGTGGCGCGCGAAGCAAGGCAGGTACAGCGTCCAGGTCTGCTCGATCAACGCCCGCCCGAGGAAGCCAGACCACGCGTCGATCTGCATCGTCGCGGCCCGGATATAGGCCGCGACGACGGCATCGGCGACATCCGATCCGATGCCAAGCCACTGTCGCACCTCCGCGACGGACAGCGGCTCGGCCGTGGGTGGCGTTGTGAGTTCCAGACGCATCGCAGGTTTAGCTTCTCGTCACAAAGCCGTACGGCGCCGGATCGAGGCCGAACGCCGTCAGCTGCTCGTGGCTGAACTCTTGAGCCGAGTCGACCTCCGGCTTCTTCGGATCGGCAGGCGTAACCAGGTTGCCGTCGGCCGCCGGCTCCGCCGCATTGGCCGCCGCCTCGACCTGTTGCTGTGACTGGCCGGATGAAACGGTAGCAGGCACCGGCGCCTTGTTCTTGGACATGCACAAATCTCCTTCAACCCTTGGAGGAAAGCCCACGGGCGGGCCACTATCGCCCGCCCGCGTCGATCGAGAAAGCGATCAGGAAGCCGCCATCTTCAGTGCTTTGATCGTCTCCGGATTCTGGACTCCACCGCCGACGCGCTTGGTCGTGTAGAAATGCACATACGGCTTGTTGGAGTACGGATCGCGAAGAACACGGACGCCGACGCGATCGACGATCAGATAGCCGCGCCGGAAATCACCGAACGCAATCGGCAACGCGCTCGCCGCCATGTTCGGCATGCCGGGCATCTCGGTCACCGGATAGCCGGCGATCTGCGACGGCTGGCCTGCGACGTAGGACGGCTGCCACAGGTAGTTATCCTGACCATCCTTCAGCTTCCGAACGATACCCAGCACGGACCGGTTCATGATCCACCGCGCATCCTGCGTGAACGCCGACGGCAGCATATAGACGAGGTCCAGCAACTCATCAGATGTGACTGCCGTCGCCGACGCTGCGGTCTTGAGCTGGATGGCGCCGAGCGGATTGACGGCCGCCGCGGAGCCGCCGGTGACGAACGTCAGCAGCCCGCGCGGCTTGTTGGTGCCGTCGCCCGAGATGAACGCCAAGCCCTCCTGGTAGGCGAATTCGGTTTCGACCTCTGAAGCCAGCCAAGCCTCGAGGTTGATCTCCGCGTCGTCCAGCATCGCCTGGGTGGCAGCCGGGTTGGCGTAGATCTCGCCGGGCGTGAACGTCATCGAACCGAACTGCGGCGTGTTAGTCTGCGGCCGCGCCGCGGTCTCGCCAACCCACCCGGACGAAGTGCCGCGCAAGTTGAACAGCTTGGTGAAACCAGCGGTCGAGATGTTCTGGACCGACGCGATCTGTCGCATCGGCGAGACCTGCACCAGCTTGTCGGTGATGGTGCGATCCCATTCGATCGGCGCGAGATAGCCGCCCTCCGCATCCGCACCCTTGTTCAGCGCCGCCTGGATGTCGCCCTTGCGGAAGTGAGCGCGGAACGCGTCCGTGTACTCCTTGTCCTTCACCTCGCCCTTGCCGCCGGCGCCGACCGACATCGCGGCGATCTTCGCATTGGCATCGTCGATCGCCTTTTGCAGCTCGCCGACGCTGGAATTGATCTTCTCAAGCTTATCGGTCGTGACGACGTCGTCGAACTTCTTCAGAAGCTCCTTGTCCTTGTCGGCCATCGTGGCCTTGAAGGCTTCCCAGTCCTTGTTCAGCGCGGTGATCAGCGACTTGACGTCGCTCGCATCGGCACGAACGGTGACAGCCCCACGCATCAGCGCGCGGGTCGAGACATGCTTGGTCATTGATTGAATCCTCTCGGTTATGACCGAATTGTTGACATCAGCTGCAGCAGGGCAGCCCTCACTTCGTCAGCATCTCGCGTGACGTTGACCGGAGCATCGCGCGTACCGGATTTGATGTCCGCAATGAACGCCTTGGCGTCCTGCGGAGACATATTCGCCGCCGCGACGAGCGCATTTTCCAGGATGCGTTCGCGCGGCACACTCTTTGCGACATCAGCGTTCACCTTGACTGCATCGGCAGCAAGGCGCTCATCGGCGAGCCCGCTCTCAATCGCCGACGCCGCATTGAACATCGTTCCATCGCCGCGGCGGCGATCCATCCACGCTGCCGCTACTTTCGGTTCGACGCCGGCACGGGCCGCGTAAATCTGCGCCATCGCGTCGTCGACTTCGGCAAGCAGCTCGGCCGCATCCTTTGCGTCGAACTTGTTTCCGATGACAACCGCAGACGCGTTATGGACCATAATGAACGAGCCGTCTGCCATCAGGATTCTGTCGCCTGCCATCACGATCACCGACGCCGCGGAGCCCGCCATGCCGATGACGTTGACAGTCACCTTGGCGGGATGCGCGCGCAACAAGTTGTAGATCGAGAGGCCAGAGAAGAAATTTCCGCCCGGCGAATTGATGCTAACGGTGATATCCCGCTTGCCTATCGAGCGAAGTGCGGCGGCGATGCGGCGTTCCGAATTATCACCGCCGGTGATCGGATCGATGCCGATCTGGCCGTAGATCGAAATCTCGGCCGAGTCATTCTCTGCAGCGGAAACAACGGACGGATCGAATGCGTCGACATTCTGATCCGGCGCCTCGAAGTTCAGCCAATCGGGCTTCTGAAAGGCCCGGACTTCGGGAAGTTTTCTAAGGCTCATTGCTCTGATCCTTCTGTCCCATTGGCTTCGGGAGATCGTCACGCCGCGGCAGGTCAAGCCATTCGCGCGCTTCGTCTGGGTGCAAGAACGGCTGGTGGCCGCCGGCGCCGAGTCCCTTCGCAAAGAACTCAGCCTGATCTTTCATTGAGCCACGCAGCAGTGCGCCTGCATTGATCTTGGCCTCATACAGATCGACCTCCCGATCGGTCAGCAGGCATCGCTCAATGGCTTGCTGCCACGCTTCGAACCAGGGATTGAGGCCGAACCGCACGAAGAATTGGCCCAGCACATCGATTCCGGACCCCCACGACGTATCATCAACGTTCAGTAAGGGCCGCGGCACGCCGAACGGGCGCGAGATTTCTTCGTTCTGATATTTGCGCTGCTCGAGGTGCTGACTGTCCCGACCCGTCTGTGAGAACTGGGTCGGTGCCATCCCCTCCTCGAGGATCATCCACTTGTGAGCGTTGTCGGCCCCGCTCAGCCGCTCTTCCATGCTGGATTTGAGCCGCTCATACGCTTCAGGCGACAGCTTCTGCGGATGCGAGAGCGCGCCGCCGACTAGCATTCCGTTCCGAAACAGGCGCGCCGCCGCCTTCTCAGTCTGGATGGCCAGGGCGATTGCCTCCGCCGCCTGCTTGACCATCGACAGGCCGGAGATCCCGTCTTCGGACAAGCCACAGCGCAGATGAAAGATATCGCGCTGCTGGAGGACAACCTCGCCACCTTCCGGACGCTGGAAAACATACTCCAACGACCAGTCATTCTTCTGGCGCGGGCGCACAAGACTGGTCGGAAGCGGCACGAGTTGAAGGACCCGGTCGCCGCTTCGCACGATCAACGCAAAAGCGTCGCCGCGCGATCCATCATCGCTCGCGCCGAGCACGCGCTGCTGCATCAATGACTTGAACTCAAACGCCGTCTGCCAGGCGTTCGGACGACGATGCAGAATGCGAAAGAGTGGATGATCCACTGCCTTCTCGCCAGTTCTCCGGTTCAGGAGGTGCAGCGGAAGCATGCCGAGCGAGAACGCATGAAGCGAAACACACCGAAGAACGGTTGGGTTCTTCAGGGCGGTTTTTGGCGTGATGGCAATGCCGGCCTCGGTCATCCCCGACCCGCCGCGCCGAATGAACTCCAAGAATCGCGGATCATCGAAGCCGTAGAACTCTGCCGAGTCACCGGCCATCGCGCGCACGGCATGCGACGCATTGACGGGGCGACGGAACCAATCGAGCAGTTTCATCCATCACACCATCAGTATGCCGCGCTGCCCGTACACGGTGAGCCCGACCGCTGTCGGATTCCAGCTCATGAGGATCGCGGCACAGAGCATCGCGATAAATGGATCGATCTTCGCCCGGCCGGCAGCCTGCTTGGTCGCCATGTTGCCGTTACCTTTGACCTCGACCTTCACGTTGCCGACGACCCACTGCATCAGCTCAAGCCCGGAGTGCGACAGCGTGTCATCGCTGAGCTTGTGCTCAAGACCCCAGAGCGCCGGAGAGAGCGCCGGCCCTTGCAGAAGACGGCGCAACATCTCACCGGCGACGCCACGAGAGGCCAATTCATCGATGAATGCGGCGATATTGTTCGGGTCGAAGCCGACCGCATCCTTCTTCGGCAGCAATCCGGCCTCGAACAATCGCATGACGATGTCCGCGATCTTGCGCACATACTCGGAGACCTCGCAGAACGTCAGCGAACCCTCCTTCTCAAAGTCCTTCAGCCGCGCCGCGATATCCTTGCGGACCTCCATGACTTTCGGATGCGCATATGCATGGCTCCAGACCAACCAGCGACGCGTCCCCTTCTCGCGCCCGATGACGCAGAGGCCGAACAGATCATCCAGGCCGCCGCCATCCACACCGACGGTCGCGACCTCCGAACGCCGGATCAACTCATCAAGCGTCAGAGTGGTATCCGCGCGCTCATCCCAATAGTCGGCGCCGCGCCAGCCATCGTCCGCGAGACCGACGCCGATTTCGATATTCAGGTGCTGGGACGCCCACACCTTCACGGCATGGTCACCCTTCTCACGCTCCGAGTGCCAATCAGCGACGAGGCTCTGCAGATGTACCGATCGGCCAAGGTTCGGCATCACCATGCCCCAGTTATCAGGGTCCTGCCACTTGACCGGCGTTGATGCGATCTCCGGCGGAAACTCGTACAAGATCGGCAGCATTGGCCGCACGAGCTTTCCCCGGAAAGCTCCGTCCCGCATCTTGCGGGCGAACTTCAGCTCATCCTTGAACGCGCCGGCTGGAGCTTCATCGCTCTGCGTCGTCGTCATAATCAGCAAACCCTCGGGCGTCTTCTCCAGGCCGCCACGCACCTGACGCAGGACCTTCGTCGTGTTCACGTTCCGGCCAAGCAGATGAAGCTCATCGAGCAGCGCGATGATCAGAATGGTGCCAGTCAGGATGTTCGTATCGAACGTCTTGACCTTCAGCTCTGTTTCCGTCGTGAGATCGACTATCGTCTTGATATGATCCCGCGTCCGGAAGCGGCGCTTCAGGTCGCGCGAGCACTCGATCATGCCGACCGCCTTGTCATAGGCGTTGTCCGATATCGCCTGCGTTGGCCCGATGAACAACGCTTCGGCGCGCGGTCTCCGGTTCATCAGTAAGGCGACAAGCAGCAGAGCCGCACAGTAAGTCGTCTTGGACTGTCCCTTGGGCAGCATCGCAAGAATATCGCGAATGAAGCGAACCTTGGCGGCCGGGTCCCACGACCCGAACGCGACACGAACGATCATCCGAAACCAATCGCCGCAGGCGTCGCGCATCTTCGGCGTGCCAGGCACGTCCGGTAGCTGCAACTCGTCGAAGATCCGCAGCGCCAGATCGGCCTCAGAGTTGATCAGCGGCAATGTCGGAATAATCGGCTGTCCGACCCGTAGCCGATCCGCCCAATCTGGACAGCTCAGGTCCCACATCACGGACTCAGTTCACCTGCTGACGATGTGCCATAAGCTGACCGAGCGTCGAGCCGGTATCAGGCTGGTGCGCGGCAACCTTGGCTGCCTCCTTCTTTCCGAGCTTCTGTTCCTTGACAGGCTTGTCGGGTTGCGACGGCGGCGCAGTCTGCCCGAATGTCATCAGGTCGTTACGCTCCAGATACTTCTGGAACTCCTTCATCGCGCCGACATTGCCGTCCCGAACCTGCTCCCACAGCTTCATGCCGAGGTTCAGGATCAGCCGATCGCGCGCAACCTCGCGATACTTAAGCTCTGAAAAATAATGCTTACGAAGTGTCGGTTGCGTGATGAACAACGCTGCAGCAATCCGCGCATTGCTCCAGCCGAGCGCAACCAACAGACTGACTCTGTTACGGTTTTGCTGTGAAGCGACGTGCTCGGGTCTGCCGCGTTGGCCCCAATTAGCCGGCAGCTCATCGCCGAACAGGTCGAAAATTCTGTCTGCCAAGAAAAAAACCTCTGAATGAGCCCTAGGCCGGTCCGGACGCGCGCGGTTTCGTGGACTTTTGACCCGCCCTCCCCCCTGGAGTTGATCAGTGCCAGACTCCGCGCTGATGCAGGCTGCTCTGCTCTTGTCGCTGCTTCAGTCCGTTATGACAGCTCTGGCAGAGCGTCTGCAGGTTGGCCTCATCCCAGAACAATCGCTCGTCACCACGATGTGGCTTTCGATGATCGCAGACCAGCAGCGCGGTGTTCCCCTCGACGCGCCCGCATGCGGCACATGTGAAGTGATCGCGGAGGAAGATGCGAAGCCGAAGCGCAGCCCAGCGCGCCGTCTTGTACCAGCGTTTCCAAGGTGCGCTCATCCTACAGAAAGAAGGCCGCAAGCGCTCTCGCACCTGCGGCCTCTAGTCTAGGGAGGAAACGCCCAAGGAGGGCAGCGGCCACGCCGACGGTTGTGGCCGCGCAACCTATGTCCTGAAACAACAAAGCCCCGGACGATGCCGGGGCTGCTGGTCAACGCTCTGCGCGGGGCAGTCGCCACGAAGGGCTGACCACCTGCGCCGCCGGGCTTTAGCCCTGCCGCCGAACCATCGTCACCGCCACGCGGCTATGCTGGTTCGACCTGATCGACGGTAGCAGTCACCGCGATCTCGCGCTTCATGGCGTCGATCAACACTCTGAGTCGGCCCTGTCCGTCAAGCCTCTCGATCCGCCCGGTCAACGATACGTTGTGAGCGACGGTCACCCGAACGAGCGAACCAATCGTCGGCGCCCAGCCCTTCTGCGCTTTCGGCGGCAGGTTCATGAACGTTTCGAGGCGGCGCACGTCGGCCATCATTCCGACCGACATCGAAGCCCGCTCCTCGCCGAACTTGACGAAGCCGACCACGCCGTCGACAAGTCGCAGCGCGTCGAGATTGGCGTCGAAATCCGGCACGAATACGATGCCTGGGAACACCGGCCGCGTCAGCGTGCGCATGTGCCGCTTGCCGTTTTCCATCCGACCGGTCGGCCGTGACGCCTGGAAGCTCGGCACATAGGCCGTGAAGCCGCGTCGAAAGAGCCCGCCGAACACCACGAATTCCTTGTTCGGATGCGTCCGCAAGAGGTACCAGCGGTGCGGCACCGGCATCGCAAGCACGTCGCCGGCACAATCGACGAAGTCAACGAAGTCCCCAATCTTCAGCACCATCGTCATCGCAGCCTTTCATTGGCCAACGCATCAGCATCGTCGTCGCTGATCTCGCCCGGCGGCGCCGCAGGCGAGAGCGATCCGTCTTTCCGAGGCGGCCAGGCCCAGGGTGCCCGTGCGCCTTCCTGCAGGCGATGGCGGGTCTGCACGGTCATGTACGTCTGCAGGTACGCGTCCCAGGCCGCAGCCTGCTGCCGGTCGAGCGCCACCCAGTCGGACGCCGGCGGCGCGGTCGAAAGCGCGAGCAGCCGCGGCTCGACAGCGATGCGGTAGTAGACCTGCGGCTGGCCGGGCCGCTTGATCACGCTGTGGAAGAACGAGGATTTTCCTGCGATCTCGTGCAGCACGCCGATCGCGCGCACCTCCGCGCTGTCCGCCGCGTGATAGCCGCCTTCCTGCGAAGTTGCGGCCTGCTTGAGCAGCGTCCAGCGCTTCTCCTCAAGGTAGGTTGCCCCCGCCGGAAAGCCCTTTCGGCCGGTCCGCTTGTGATGTTCGATGAACGGACCGATGCCTTCGAGCGCCTCTCGCTCCTCGTCTTCGGTCAGCGCATCCGCTGCGTAGGCCGTGCGTTGCCGGCTGTCGCTGGCCGCAGTCGGCCACCGCGCCTCGAACGCAGCAAGGAACATCGCTTTCCTTTCGGCTCGCGCGCGCGCATCTCTCTCACGTTCAAGGTGGGGTCGTTCTAAGGGGTCGTTATTGGTGCCCACGCATACGTGGGCACCCGGTGCCCGCCCAGGGTGGGCACCCGGGCGCCCACCTGGCTGGGCACCCTCGGCACCGGAGGGGGTGCCCACCGGTGGGCACCCCCCATCGTGATTTGCATTCTCAGCATGGCTTTCGCCATCATCCCGCGTCGCCGACGTGAAGGCGTAGTCGTCTCGATCCAGGATCACCCGATAGGCATAGGATGCGCTTGGCTGACCCGGCTCCGCTCCTTCCGGCACGCCGCGCTGTTTCTTCTGCACCCAACCAGCATCGACGAGCCGTTCGAGCGAACGCTGCACCGAGGACCGGGCGCAGGCGATCTCCGCCGCCATCTTCACCTGGCTGCGCACGCACCAGCCGGCGCGATCGGTATGGCGGCCGAGCAAGCAGAGCACCTGCAGGTCGCGCGGCTCAAGATTGCGGTCGGTGACCGCCCCAGCCGGAATAATTGAAAGTCGTGTGCTCACCTCACCCCACCATCATTTCAAGTTGTTGCGCGGCCTTGCCCTCGCGATCGAGCGCGGCGGCACAGGCTGGATTGATCCAAAGAGTTTCGACGCGGCGTGCGGCCCCATCCGTCAGGGCATCCGTCTGGACCCGTCTCCAATCCGCGAGCGCGTCGTCATATTGAGCCGTGGCGTAACCAGAGAGGACCACCATGCCATTGGCAGTGCGAAGCTTCTCAATCAGCTTCCGATGCGCACTGTTGGATAGCTCGTGACGATAGTACTTGCCGCTTCTCGTCTCCAAGGCATACGGCGGATCACAGTAGATCAACGCGTCTTGCCTATCGAACCTCTCAATGACGCGAAGTGCATCGTCGTTCTCGACCACAACGTGCGCAAAACGAAGTGCCACAGCCGCAATTTCGTCAGGCACGGCGATGAGCGATCGAAGTCGCGAAATGAACCCGTCGGGATTCACGCGGGTATCAAATCCGCTTTTCTCCAAGGCTCCCTTGGAGTTCATTCCCATGAACGAACGCGCCACCAGCGCCCACGCGCGCTCTAGTGGATCCTCGATCGTCTCATAAAGCGAGTCGTATTCGTCCCGGCTGAATGGCGTCAGCGACAATGCTCGCGAAAGCGCGTCAGGTCGCTCACGAAGAACGCGGAATAAGTTCACAACGTCGCCATCGCGATCGTTGTAGATTTCCGTATTTGCGCGGGGCTTCCGAAGAAGAACCGCACCGCTCCCGCCGAACGGCTCGACATAAACGCGGTGCTGGGGGAAATGATCAATGACCCACGGAGCGATCTTCCACTTACTCCCGTGCCAGCGAAGAACCGGACGCGTCGGCGCTGTCATTCCGCCGCCTCCAGGAAATAGCTGCCGCGATCGCCGTCGAACGCCACATCGCGCGGCGCGAAGTTGGCCTTGACCAGTGCGGCAGCCATCGGCGGCGAGACGCTGTTGCCACACTTCGAGACTTGCTCGGTCTTGGAGATCGGCGACCCGTCCGGCTTCCGGTCGATCACGTAGGATTCTGGGAACCCTTGCGCGCGGAAAAGCTCGCGCGGTGTGAGCATGCGCAGGCCGATGTCAGCGATCACATATGGCTCGCCATCAATCGATACGATGACGAGGCCGAAGCGCGGCTTCTCAGTCGCGGTGTGTAGCGGCGCGTCGGCATCCTGCCCGACATTCGGCCCGTAGTATTTCGACAGGAACGCCGCCGAAAGCTGCGTCTTGCCGCCGCCGTCCGCCATCACGGTGCGCGCCGGCTCATCCATCGGCGATCCAACTCCGGTGCCGAACTGCCGGACCATGTTCGCCGCAACGATCCCTTGATGCGAGCCGGTCTGCAGGATGGTGGAAACCGGCTCACGCGCGTCGCGGCCCGGATTCTGTTCGCCTCGGGAAACGTTGTGCTGGGCAAGGAATGCAGCGACCAGGTGAAGCCGGGCACCGCCAGCGGTGATCGTGTGCGTCGGCTTGTCGGCCTCGTTGAACGGTTTCTGCGCATCGCGCATCGTCATCAGGTGCGGCGAGATCACAACCGAATCCGCCTTCGCCGTAATTGTCTGGACCGGCTGGTCGGCGCCTCGCGGGGCCGTTTGCCCCATGCGGCCGCCAACGCCTGTTACAAACGGCACGGCGACCTGGTTCTGATCTTTGGTGGATGCCGTGATGGTGTGGATCGGTTCGTCAAGCGATCGCAGGCTTCCGCCCTGCTGCGCGGCCGTGACGAACGGCATCGCCAGCGCCTTCTCGCCACGATGCGCACCGGTGATCGTCGCGAGCGGTTCGTCAAGGCTCTCGACCCTATCGCCGCCCTGATGCGTCAGGTTGACAATGTAGGGCCGGGCCGCATCGATCACATATCGTTTCACGCCTTTGGCGATGCGCGCCATCGTGGCTGGCGCCAACGGCCGCTTGACGCCGACGGTGCGTGCTTCCTCCGGCGTTAGGAAGATCGAATGACAAGGAATCGACCAGTCGATGATTTCCGCCGCCGTCCGCCAGGGCTTGAGCATGCCCGAAAGCACGGCCGCGCTTTTCGGATCGCCGTGCGTCGCCTCCGGCCAGACGATCGGCTCACCGTCGCGCCTGGCGATCAGGAAGAGCCGCTTCCGGATGGTTGGCGCGCCGTAGTCACACGCGCGAAGTTCGCGCCATTCGACTTTGTAGCCGAGCCGCCGCAGTTCGCCGACCCAGCGCTTGAACGTCAGTCCTTTCCGGTCAGGGCACGGCCGGCCGTCTTCGGCGAGCGGTCCCCACGTCGAGAACTCCTCAACATTCTCCAGAATGATGACACGCGGGCCGCCCTTCCGGCGGCGCGCCCAGCGCACGACGACCCAGGCCAGATCGCGGATACCCTTCTCGACCGGTTTGCCGCCTTTTGCTTTGCTGAAATGCTTGCAGTCCGGCGAAAACCAACCCAGCCCGATCGGACCGTCGATCTCGTCGGGATCGACCTTCCAGACATTGTTGCAAAGATGCACGGTTGCCGGGTGATTGACCTCGTGCATGGCCAGCGCAACCGAACTGTGGTTGATCGCATAGTCCGGCGAGACGCCGAGCGCCATTTCAATGCCAGTGGACGCGCCCCCGCCGCCCGCGAAGTTGTCAACGATCAGTTCCCGCAAGCCTACCCCCTCCCCAATTCGTTTCTTGCTTTGATGAAGTTCGCGAACATCAGCTCAGCCATGTGCGGCTTTGGCAGCGGCAACTGCGTCATGCGTCGATAGGCGGACATCGCCGCGCATTGGCGCAGCGTGATCTCGACCGCGCCGGCCGCAACCGCCTTCGCGCGTTTGCTCAACGCGATGTCATAGTGAGAGTCGTGCGCCGGCGGCGCCTGGTGCCACTTACGCTTGACGCCGATCAGGTCGGCCATCGCGTGCAATTCGTCATCGCTGTCGGCGATCATGTGGCACATGGTCATCCGGCCGAACCGGGCGCGCATGTCGTCAACGTAAACGGTCATGTCTCAAGCGTGCGGCAGGATCCTGTCGGGCACGTCGAAGAAACCGAGCGCGCCCTTATACGGGATCGGGTTTTTGAACGGACGCGGTTCACGCAACACGAGGCCATACGGGCCGAAGAACCAGGGCGAGGAATGCGCGGTGACGACGTCGACGATCTCGACGGTGCCGATCAGCGCGCCAAATACGAGTGAGGTTGAATCGGGAATGCGATTGCAGGCGTCATCTGTGTCGCCCGGCATCGCCAGAACGGTTTCGCAGAATTCGCTCCAACGATCGAACCACTTGCTGTCGCCAGGATGCGCGGTCGCGAGAATGACACAGCGCCCCCGAAAGCGGAGGCCCGGATTGGTTGGCTGCCATTCGCGGTTCTCGATGTCTTTGCGCAAGCCTTCCGGCGGCGAGAAGATCGCCCAGGCCCAGGGTTGGCGGATCGCGAAGCCTTTCATCAGTCAGGCTCCGTCGTGCTCGATGCGCTGGCGGCGCGGCTCGTCGGGCGGCCCCTCCAGCAGCATCCACGGATGATCGTTCACCGCGCGCCGAATGACATCGTGAGTCACGCCGAAGACATCGGCGGCTTCCGAAACCGTCGGCGAGTTGTTGCCCGGCCGCATCCACGACCAGACAGCAAGCGCGATCATGAAATCATCGAAGGAGACGCCGGCGTCGTCATCGGGGCCGGCGAAGTAACTCATGTCATAGGCGGCACGATCGGTCATTTCAGCCCTACCAGTTTGCGTGCGTCCGCGGTCGCGTCGGCGATTGCGCGTGCGCCCGGGCACATTTCATCGAGGCTCGCTTCGCACTTGTCGGCATAGGAGGAGAAGGTCGCGCCGCACCGGTTGCAGATCCGCTTGCCCTGAAGCTGCTCACGCACGAGCGCATGCACGCGTTCGAGCTGCTCACGGCGGCGGTTCGGCGTGGTCCGGTGCGGCACGAGGATCATGGTCAGACCCCGATGGCGCCGAATACAGGCAGCACGCCGGTGCGCTCATGCAAGAACGTCACGATCATCTTGAATGCAGCCTGACGGATGTGCTCCATCCGGTTCAGCTTGATGCCGAGCAAAAGCTTCCCATCATCGAGCTTCCAGCGAAGGAAGGCCGGGACTTCGCCGGCCGGCTCGCCGAAATAGACCGGAATCTCGATTAAGAACTTCGTCGGCAGCTCAACGCCGCCCTTGGTGCGCGCTTCGGTATTGTCGGTAAACTCGAAGCTTTCGTTGTCGCTCGCCGTGCGCACCGCCTGGATGAAATTGACCGACCGGCGCGCCTGCAGGTCGCGAACGGTTTCGATCAAGGTTGCCGCATCCGGAGCCTTGATGTCCGGTGCATTCTCCTCGACGAACCGTGCGAACTCGAGTTGCGGCATAAGCCTGCCGCTGACTTCGCTCCAGACTTTCCATTCCTCGGAGAACGGAAGCTGCAGTGACGCGCGATGCGTGACGAGTGACGCCTTGTCTTTGGCATGGTAGTCGATCGCCGCGACCACGAGGCTCTTCTGCACATCGGCGAACAGCAGGGAGTCGTCGCCCTTGAACCGATTCAGGTACTCGACTAGCGCGTCGGCATTCTGCAGGATCACGGCCTGCCTGATGCGCTTCGGAGTGAGCACGTCTTGCGAATTCTCCGGTGTCACTTCGTGGTAGTCGAATTCCGCAGGCAGAATCAGGAATTCCCGCCCGGTTGCGGACGTGATCGTCGTGGCCGTGCCTGCCGCCTTCACGGCAAGGTCGGCGATCGTCTGCGCATCGCCCGCGCTGGTCTGTTTGGTCATGGCAACAGTGCTCGTTGTGTGAGGGGTTGATTACGCAGGTACTGAAAGACTGAAACGATCAGGCGCGGCCCGCCGTGCGATCGTCGTCGGTGTCGCGGAACATCTGGCCCTGCGCCGGGTCCTGACGATGCAGGTCGCCATTCGCATCGGAGAAGAACTGCGCCTTCGGGATGTCGTGCTGCGGGATCTTCGTCGTCGGCTTGATCGACAATTCCTTGCCCGAGCCGCCGCCCTTGTCGGGCTCGATCTTGATCTTGATCGTCAGTTCGGCCGGTTTTCCGGTTGCGTCGACGGCGCGGACGCAATCGTTGAATTGCAAAGACAACAGGTCGACGGCGCGACCGTTTCGATACTCACGCAGAATGTCAGTGATCGGCTTCATAGGAATCTCCGTTGGTGATGACGTTGCGAGGTGGCGTAAACGAAAGGCCTTGCTGGTTCGGCGAGCCGGGACATGCCGGCGTGTGCTTGCCCGGCACGCGATCCAGATACTGACCGGATGCGTCGCGGACTGCGCTCGGCGACGCATCCGAAGATGGCCGCCAGAATTCAATCCAGTGGCGCCCGCCTTCGTGGCGGGTGCGCTTGATCAGGCCGCACGCATAGCAGGCGCGATCGGTGTGGCGCGCGTAGCGCACCCCTTCCTGCGTCCAGCTATGGCGCCCGGCCCGCGTCATGGGACAGCGCGCTGACCGAGCGTGGCGATAACGCGGGATGCATCCGAGAGCGCGCGCTGCAGCTGCTGCACTTCGGCGCGCGCCGCGCGGGCCTCCTCTTGATACGCGTTGTTCGAACGAAACAACTCGCTGATGCGCGCGTCCTTCGCCGCGAGCGCAGCAGCGTGTCCGCGGATCAGTTCGCCGATCCTGTCATCCTTCAGATCGAGCGCCTCCATCTGCCGACGGACGAGATCGCACTTCTCGACGATCAAGCGCGCGTTCCCATCCTCCGCGGCGCGCAGGTCCTCGCTCAAGCGGCGCAGCTCCGCGCGATGCCTCGCCTCGATCCTGCGGATAGTTTCCCGTGCCATGTTTTCCCCCTATTGCTCAGTCGCATCCTCGACCGATCTGTCCGGAATTGCTCCTGTCGACGAACTGCGTGTGATGCCGCCAGCCTTGCGGACAGTGAAAACCCCAATCCCGCATCACGGGACCGGTGATGAAAAGCGACCAGCAGGAACCGTGCGTCAGCTCGACACGGTGCGCGTATTTGGGTCCGCGCAGTTTGATCGCTCCGGCCGCGTACTCGACACGGTGATGCACACCGCCATCTGCGATCGTGTGCTCGGTGTACCGGCCATCGAGCAGCAACGACATGTTCAGCCAGGGATGATCGTGCAGCGCGCGGTCGTCGTCCGACCGCAGGAAGTTGTGCAGGTAGATATTGAAGAAGCGATTGCGCGGGATCACCCACCAGCGCAGCATGTAGTCATCGTCGGGCTTGCCGATGCGCACATCCGGCGGGCGTGATGCTGCAATCTTTCGCATGCGCGCGAACAGCCGGCGCACGAGCCACTTGGGCAGCGTCATGGTTGCTTCCTTCCCTGCATTGCTGGTGAGACATTGTTGGCGTCGCGCTTCAGAAACGCAGGCACGTCGAGATCGTCCGCCGCACTTCGCGCCGGCAGGAACTTCGGAATCTCGGTGCCGCGATCGTCGAACCGCGCGAGCGGCGATCCCAACTCCGCCTGCAGCGCCTCGGCCCGCGCGAGCCCTGCCCGCGTCAGCGCCCAATCGCCGGGGCGAATTTCGAACGCGTATCCGCGCTCGATCAGGTCCGCGACGACCTTTGCGGCCTGGGCGCGATCGCCGTGATTGACAACGCGAAGCTTGCCGAGCTCGACCAGCTTCGGATCATCGGAGAAGAGTGGAGACGCAGCGGCATCACGCGCCGCGTCTCCGGCAGGCACATCGTGCGCAGGACATCCGTGCGCATCGCCTGCAAGGGGTGGAGGCGCGGCAGGCAACTCAGCCGCGCCTCCGGCCGGCGTCCGCCCGCCGGCAAGCCTACTCGCGGACGGTTCTATACCTGGCGTCGCCATGTCAGCACTGGGCAACGCGTGCACGTCCGCTTTCGCTTCGGGAATCAAGGTGACGACCGAGGTACGCAGAACGCCGTCTCCCGCCGGCGCCTCGGTCGTCACATCGTTCGCCGCGATCGGGGTAGACGGCGAAACGGGGTGTTCTTGCTCCGGCGCATCGAGCCCCCAGGCGTCCCAGCCTGGACGGCGCCGCCGCGCGTTCAGTTCGATTTTCGGCAGGTTCGGAAAGTGAAATTCCGCATGCTCGTATTGCTGGTCGGGCTTCTCCGAGTGTTCGCCGACCGGCGCATCGAAATTGGATCGGAAGTGCGCTTGGATCGGCGCCGCGTTGAACTTGCCGCGCGTGCCGATCAGCAGAATCTCATGCTCGCCGGTCACCCAGTAGCCGGAGCCGCGCGCATGGCCGGCGCGCACCTTGTTCCAGATCCGCTGCGTCTTGTAGGTGAAGCCGCGCAGCGCCATCACCTGCAACGCGATGAACAGGTGCGGAATGGTGGTCCACATGTAGAGAACCGAATCCGCAGCCGCGCATGCGAACCGCGCTGCCGTGCGCGCGACGATTTCCTCCGGCGAGTGCGCGTCGTGCGCCGTGACGTAGTGGTTGGCCGGATGCCGATCCATGCCGGTCGCACGACTATAAGGTTTGTGGTCCCACTCGAAGTCTTCCAGGATCACGCCATACTGGCGCGTCGGCGCAGCGAGGATCTTCTCCGCGAGCTGCTGCTCGCGCGCGTCGCGCGCCTTGCGCTTCTCGGCCTGCTTTTCTGCGCGCATTTCCTTGACGAGCGGCGCCAGCGCCTTCTTCGCCTCCGGCGTCAGCCGGCCGGTCGCGTCGCGCGGCAGCTCGGCGATGATCGCCTGTTGTTTCTCCACCGGCTGCATGGCGATCTCGGCCGCAACTTTCACCGGAATACTGTTCTGGCTGACCGCTGCGTGAAGCTCTTCGATCCCGCGATCAACGACGATCTCTGCGCGCTCAACCGTTGCGCGCCCCACACCGGCGATCTCTGCGCGGCGCTCGGTGCTCAAGCCCTCCCGGGAGGGCTTGCTCCGGTCCCCTCCCCAACCGAGTCGACCAAGCTTGGCCGACGCCAACGCACGCTGAGCCAATGTCAGATCGCGGCGGCGGAGGTTCAGCGACGCCACATAGTCAACCGGCTTGCCGTCGATCGCAGGATTGAAGGGGCGGAACCAGATGTTGTCCGGTTCTAGGGCATCTTCGGAGAGTGCTTGGCCTGCTCGATGCCCCCAGCCGTCGCCAAGAACCTCGCCGGTCGACACCAACCAGGCGAGTGCCCGATACCGATTGCGACCGTCGAGGATCTTGCCCTCGAACAGGTCGATAGGCTTGCGGACGCCATATTCACGAACATCCTCAACGAGCGAGAGAAAATCATCGCCATCAATGAGAGGGAATGCATCCGCAATGGGATGGTAGATAAGTGATGTCATCGCGGGATGTCTCCCGCAAGGGCCGAGTCGGCGGCGGCCGTCTGGGGGGCAACCGCCGCCGACTCGTCTACCATCGGGGTTGCCACACCAACCGATGGAGATGCGCCATGTCCGAAGGCCTGTTCGATGACGCCAGCGTCGAGATTCCCTGCCCTGGCTGCGGCCACAAGCATGAGAAGACCTTGGGATGGCTTAAGGACGTAAAGGAGTTCACCTGTGACGGGTGCGGCGCCATGGTCGCAGTCGAGAACGCAGAGCTTCGCGCCTCCTTGGATGGCCTCGACAAGGCTTGGGGTGACGTTCTTGGCGCTTTCGACAAGAAGCGATGAAAGCTCGGTCAGGGCCGCGCAGAACGGCTCGCTGCAGACCTTAATGGTGAGTGGCGACGTCATTCGGCCATCCTCGCCTGCAGCGTCTTGATCACCTGCTTGGCGCGGCGCAGATCCTGTTGGAGGCTGATCGCCTGCGCCAGCGGCGCCTCATCGCCGATGAACGCGCGCAGGATCTCGGCAGCGAAATCAATGTCGGTCGCCGACAGCAGGACGCGCAGCATGTCGAGGTTTTCCGGCCGAACGCCGGCAAGCATTTTCTGGCAGTTCGAGAGCGGTTCTCCGGTCAGGACATGTAGGCGATGCGGCTGACTACCGGGCGGCAGCATGGCCCGCACTTTTTGCATGACCGGGGAAATCTGATTCCCGATCCGGCAATTCTGATTCCGCTTTGGGAATCGGCCCGATTTTGTCACGCGCGAACGGGGACTTACGGTGCCGGGCATGAAGCAGCCTCCTCGTTTCCATTCAGATCCGTTGAGTCCGGTCGCGGACCGACGCCCGCCCAATCGTTGGGAGTCACAAGACCGCCGGACATCTCGAAAATCCGACGCTGGGTCTCAAAGTCGGGATCGCGCTCTCTCGCCCGGTAGCGACGAACCGTCTCTGCAGCGCAGTGGAGCTGCCTGCCGACCTCGGAATTCGAGGTTTTTGTGATGCTCATCCATTCATCAAGCGTCATACGACGCAGTACGCACCAATTTGGTGATGATTCGCAAGCGCTCAGCACCGCATTGGTGCTGGGAAACAACACCAAACTGGTGGCTAATCCCGAAATGAAAGGAAAATACCCAAACGGCTTGGCCGATATCCTTGACCAGCGAAAGGACCTAACCCAGTCCGATCTTGCCAAGGCTGCCGGAACAAGCCCTCAACAGATAAGCCGGCTTTACCAAGGTGAGCGTGAGATGACCGCCTTCTGGGCGGAGCGGCTGGCGCCAGTTTTGAAAGTTTCTCCAGAATCTCTTGTTTTTCCTGGTCTCAAACGAATTCGTGTCCCTCTCCTGTCATTCGTCAGCGCTGGCCGCTTAGCGCATCAGGAGGGCGTAAAACGAACAGACATCAAGAAGTACGTTCTTGCAGCCGACTTACCGCGAGGCGATTGGATTGCCCTTGAGGTCATGGGCGATTCCATGAACCTAATTGCCCCTGAGGGTAGCCACATCTACGTTAACCGCGCGGATGATCACCTGGTAAACAACGCTTTCTATGTCTTTCACACGCCGGAAGGTGACGTGACGTTTAAGCGATATCGCGCTGGCGCGAAGCCTCGTTTGCAGCCTTACTCGACCAATCCGGATCACGAGACCATTCACCCAACGGGCGAACTGCACGTGTTCGGACGTGTCGGGCGGGTTGTCCACGACCTCCTTTGAACCAAATTGGAGCTTCGCACCAACTTGGTGATTGCTGCTTGACTGTAGCACCAAACTGGTGCTGAATCTTCCGTGTTTAAGACGGGAGATTCAGATGCCGGCCGACCTTTCGCCTCACGACTTTCGTCAGCAGCTGCAGATTCACGGCTTCGCCTATCTCGGCGGGACGATCGACAAGTTTATTGACCTGCGCTTTCCGAAGGCGGGGCGCTACATTGAGCCGGTCAAGGCTCCGGGCCGCCAGAAGCGCATGCTGCGGCAGGCGACGCTCGATGCGCTGCTGAAGGAGCGCGAGGCGGCGCTGAAGGCCAAGCAGGCGGCCGAGGCTGACGCCGCCCTGCGCGCCCGGATCGCCGAGACCCTGGCGCCGCGGTGCATGGGTCCCGCGCGACACACGATCACCGACGACGCTGAAGCCGTCCGGCTGATGGCCGAGGATTTTCGTCACGCGCGGGCGCGGCAGGAAGGCGTCACCCGCCGCGACATGACCCTGCTCGGCTGGACGGGCGAGCAGCTCGACCGCTACGCGGCCATCGCCGGCCAGACCGCCTATCAATTGGAAGGGGCGATCTGATGCTCGCCGCAATCGCGTTCGATCCCGATGCAGTCAGCCTCGCTGCCCTGGCGCTATCGACAGCGATAGCCGCTGCGGTGATTTTCATTCTCGTCAGGGACTGTAGGCACGTCCCGTCTATTGACCGTAGCGAAACGAAACCAACTCCGCACTGGCGCGAAGCTCCTTTGCCGTCCGTCCATCAATCATCTTCGACGCAGCAGAAAGACGCTCGCGAACCGCGTCTAGAACAGCTTGTTCAAGATCTTCAAGAGTTGAAGATGCGGGGACTTTTACCATGATCTCGACGGTGACGGACTCGCCCACGTCGCTGTCGTCGGTCACAGCTTTTGCGAAGCCTAGCCGAACCTTCGCATACATCAGTCCTGGCGTGACCGTGTCGCGCGGCGAAAGCTTGACGATTTCAAAGTCATACATGGGACGACTCCTCGTTGCTGTCTTCAGCGGGGATTCTAGGCGCGCGCGCCGACGGCGAATCGGCGCGCGCGCTGCACATTGTTGGCTACCGCGCGGAACCGCGACGGATCGAACAGCGGCTTATCCACGCTATCCCCAGCACGGCCCCATGAAGGCAAATTGCACATGAGCGTCATCGAAACCCTGCCCGGACGGCCGGCCCCCTCACGCATCCTCCACGGGGCTTTGATTTTCGACCGGCACGGCCCTTATGCGGCCCGTGAAGACTGCTTCGCCTTCCTGCAGGCCCGCGGCTTCAGCATTGGCGAATGGCAGTCCGGTTCGCCATGCGCGGTGATGTTCGGGCCGCGCCGGTTGCCGAAATGGCGCAACATCGCCATCGCCGACCGGCAGAGGCTGCACGGCCTGATCATGGGCGACGGATTTCACGGCCCGCTCGTCGTCAAGCTCACCTCCTCGGCGCCGGCCGACGCACGCCTGGCGATCGCAACCCAATGACCGCGCGAAGGAGCCAGAGCACCGTGTGCAAATGCGCCAATGCGGTCGATCACCACGTTGCCGCCCGCATCCGCCAGGCGCGGCAGCAGCGTCATGTGACGCTCGCCCAGCTCGCCGACCTGCTCGGCATCACGATCCAGCAGGTCCAGAAGTACGAGAAGGTCACCAACCGCATCTCCGCCGGTCGCCTCGCCGCGATCGCCGACGCGCTCGGCCTGCCGATCGCCTGGTTCTTTGCCGACAAACCGCCGCTGCCTACCGCACTGGAGGCCGCCAGATGACGCAGCTTGCACTGGGATGCCACGCATGAAGTCGATCCCGCTGAAAAATCCGTCGCGTCGGCTCGGCGCTCCGATCGACTGGGACCACGAGAAGGACGGCATATGCCACACCCTCGAGATATGGGATCAGGACGGTTTTATGATCTCCGGCTGGCGACCGAGCGCGAAAGAGCTTGAAAAGCTGAATGCTGGCCAGCCGCTGTTCCTTCACATTCAAGGCAGCGTCCATCCGGTTGTTGCGCTCAGCGTCGGCTACAATACCGATTCCGAGGCACCGAGATGAAGCTACTCCCGTGCCCATTCTGCGGCCGCCAGGCCGAAGCCGATAGCCAACGAGCTTATCGGATACTCCCGACGTTGATCGTGAGGCCGCGATGGCAAGCCTTGTGGATCAATGGAACACTCGCGCAGCCGCAGGTGACAAACCATGACGCCAAAACAAACAGCAAGTTTGTGGCTCACGAATTGGGACAGACTGCTGAACTTTGCGCAGCGCAAGTTTCCCAAGCCGGGCCGATACGGTCCTTCGTTGGAGGGCGATGCAGTCCAACTTGTGAAGCTGCTGCGGAACGAGTCGGAAATGGCTCGGATCGCCGACGAGCTTTTTAAGATTGATTGTGCGTATGAGGCCGCTGCCGCTCCGCTGCTCGAAAAATTGAAAAAGGCGAGCAAGGACCGCAGCGACGCCGAAGCTCGACTGCTCGACACCATCAAATGCTGATTATCTGTGTACGGCCGCGCGCGGCAAAACTGCAGGGACGATAGCGATGGCAGACAACTCCGATATCGAATGGACCGACGCGACCTGGAACATCGTCACCGGCTGCAGCGTGGTGTCGCCGGGTTGCACCAACTGCTACGCGATGCGGCTCGCCGGCACGCGCCTTCGCAATCACCCGTCGCGGGCCGGCCTCACAACCGATACCAAGGCAGGCCCGGTCTGGACCGGCGACGTTCGGTTTAACCACGCGTGGCTTGCGCAGCCGCTGACCTGGTCGAAGCCACGCCGGATCTTCGTCTGCGCGCACGGTGATCTTTTTCATGAGAACGTGCCTGACGATTGGATCGACAAGGTGTTCGCGGTCATGGCGCTGGCGCCGCAGCACACGTTTCAGGTGCTGACGAAGCGGGCGAGCCGGATGCGGGATTACCTGTCGGGCGACTGGGCAGCCCGCGCCCGCTTTTGGGTCGAGAACCTGACGCTCCCGACCCTCAGCGAACGCGCAGCGGCCACGCAGGACCGCCTGCGCCGCTACACGGCACCTTCGTCGCCGGCACCGCTGGAGAACGTCTGGCTCGGCGTCTCGGCCGAGCGGCAGCAGGAAGCCGATGAGCGCATCCCTCGCCTGCTCGCGACACCGGCCGCCGTTCGCTTTTTGTCGGCGGAGCCGCTGCTGGGGCCGATCGACCTAACCGCGCTGAATTTGGGCGGCGTCTTTTCACCTTTTGATGCGCTATCGAACGGCACCACATACAGCCGGCTACCGAAAGGCCTCCGGTTCTATCATTCCAGCGGACATCCAACGCTTGACTGGGTCATTGTCGGCGGCGAGAACGGCCCTCGCCCGATGCATCCAAGCTGGGTGCGCCGCCTGCGCGATCAGTGCGCCCAGGCCGGCAGGCCGTTCTTCTTCAAGCAATGGGGGTCATGGGCGCCGGAATGTTACACCAGCGGCATCCACCCTGACGCGTGTTATGACGACACGGGCGCGCCGCGCTTTCCGGGAGCCACGATCGGCATCGACGGCGCCCGCTACGCCACTGCGGACGACGCCCCTGCTCCGCACGCCTTCATGCGCAACGCCGGAAAGAAGTACGCCGGCCGCCTCCTCGACGGCGCCGAGCACAACGCGATGCCGGAGGCCGGTCGATGATCAGCGCGACTTACATCATCGTCGAGCGTGACATCGACATGCGCGATACTGGTGTTTTCACCGGCCAGATACAGCTCACGCAATCTTCGAAGCGCATGAACGAAGATTTCTTCAAGCCAGAGTTTCGTGACGGCGATCTTCGCTTTCTCGTGATGCAGGCCGTATCGTCGCCTCACATCGAGCACGCCATGACGACATGGAGCCCGACGCTCGCTTGGTACTATGCGTCACGGTTCGAGCCGCACTGGGACGAGTCCCGGCAGTGCTACTGGGCTTTTGACCGCTGGGTCGTCCGCTTCGACGGCGAGTATTCGCTGGGCGATATCTGCTTGGCCGCACGAACTGTTCCGAAATTCGATCCGTCCAACCTAATGCTGAAGGCCAGACAGCTATGACCGCCTCCGAGCCGCTCTATGTCAGCGATCGGGATCTTCACCGGAAGATCGCCGCTCACCTCGGCTATGAGACGTTTCGAGCCGCCATCCGGCAGCTCGAGGCGCATGGTTTTCCGAAGATAAACAAGCTGTTCCGGGGGCGCTACCTGCCCGCCTGCCGGGCGTGGCTTGACGAGTTCAATGGAGTTCGCGGTAATGCGCCGGTCCAAGCCACGGAAGACGGCCCAGAACACTTCGATGCCCCCCAAGAGCGAACGCCCAGGGTACAAGGAACGCAAGACGGCCGCGGGCGTGAAGCGGTATTGGGTCGCCAGCCAGGTCACCCGCGACACTAAAGAATATCCCGATCGGACGATCAGCCTGCCGGCTGACGCCGACGACGCGGAGATCAACCGGCTTTGCACCGATTACACGGCCCATCTCTTTGCCTGGATTGCCGGCGTCCGTAATGGCCCGACCTGGACGCGTTACGACGGCACGATGCGCTCGCTCTGTCGCGTCTATCAGGAGCACCCGGATTCCGACTTCCACACAGTGAAGGCCAACACGCGACGGACCTACACAGGTAGCCTCAAGATCATCGAGGCAAGCGTCGGCGCCCGCGTCATTCGCAACCTGACGATCGTTGATGCGAAACGCTGGTACAAGCAGTGGCGCGCTCCGAAGTTTATCGGCGGCCCCGAGCGGATCGACCGCGCGCATGACGCGATTTCGATGGTCCGCACAGTCCTGAAGTTCGGCTTCGCCCTCGGCCATGACGAGTGCGGCGAGCTGGACCAGCGGTTGCACAACGTTCGGTTCGAGCGCGGCGGCGCCCGTGAAGAGGAAATGACGGCCGCACAAGCCGTTGCTTTCGTGCGCAAGGCGCTGGACCTCGGCGAGCGCGATATGGCGATCGGCGTCGCTGCTCAATTCGAGCTGATGTTGCGCCAGAAGGATGTGATCGGCGAGTGGCGGGTCGCTAAGCCCGGCACGCATGACGCGCTCTATTTCGGCGACGAGATGTGGGTCGGCCGCTTTCGCTGGGACCAGGTGCCAGGCTGGGTCTTCCGAATCAAAACCTCGAAAACACGCGCGCCGGCCGAGTTCCGCCTGGTCGACTATCCGATCCTGTTTCAACTGCTCGATGCCGTGCCGATGCACGAGCGGTCCGGCTCGATTTGCAAGGGTGAGCACGGGCTGCCGTTCCGGGAGCGGACCTACCGCAAGCGCTTCCGGCGAATCGCCCGCGCGGCCGGCATCCCCGATTCGGTCTGGTCCATGGATTCTCGCGCCGGCGGCGCCACCGAAGCCTACGAGGCTGGCGCGGATCTGTCTGCGATCCGGGACCACCTCACGCATTCGAACGAGCAGATGACCATGCGCTATATCCGCCGCAAGGGCCGCAGGATTGCGACCGTCGCTGCCGCACGTGCGAAAGGCCGCGAGGACGGCCTGAAATAGGGCCAGAACACCGTCAGAACGCCACGTCAGAACGGCGTCAGAACGGCTCGACCTAACAAGCTGAAATCACACTAGAATTTTGGTCGGGGCAGCAGGATTCGAACCTGCGACCCTCTGCTCCCAAAGCAGATGCGCTACCGGACTGCGCTATGCCCCGACGGCTTCAGTTATCACCGTGCTTATGAGCTTTGTTTGACCGCTGCAAGGCAGAACTTGCGCGCCGACGAGGATATGAAACCGTGAACCAACCGCAACTGTCGAAGCTCCCGTCGTGCGCGCCGCGTCTCTGCTTGGCCTTGATGGCAGCTATTGCCCTTATGCTCGCTGGCTGTGCGTCACGACCGGGCGCCACCAGTGTCGCTCAGACTGCGGCTTCCCCATCGGCCCCCAACACGGCCGTTCGGCGCATCGCCCGAGTCGGTTTCGAGCCTAGATTTTGTACCACGCCGCCGGGCTCACCCTTCTTTACATGGAAAGGCTGCGTTTTGCTTCCGGCCGGCACCGCCGTCACCATGGGGCAGCGTGTCAATCTCGGCTACGGCGCGACATCCTACAACGTCGTGCTTGGCGACGGGAAGTCCGGCTACATCGCCGATGAGGAATTTCTCGACATGGACGATGAGCGATCGCAAAAGCGCCGGTTCGCCGAAATTCCCCACTGCGCGCGCACCGGCCGGATCACGATCGGCATGACACGCGAGCAAGTTTCGATGTGCTGGGGCGAACCGCGGCGCGAGGTGCGGACCGACTCCAAATCCGGCATCCGCGAACGACTCGTCTACGGAAGCGGCACGGTGTTCATGCTCAACGGGGTCGTCGAACGTGTCCGCACCCTGGAGTAGATCGCTATCCGCCGAACAGCGGATGCGCGACCGTATCGCCTGGCTTGAAGCCGTATTTCTTGGCCGTCCCGGCGATCACCTCGAGCACGCCGCGCACGGGGCCGCCGGAGGAAATGACTGCTTCCGATTTCGGTGTGGTGTTCTCGGCGATCCGCAAGATGCGGCCATCGGCGCGGATAAAGATCATGTCGAGCGAGATGTAGGTGTTCTTCATCCACATCGAGACGTTCTCCTCCGGCGAGAAGTCGAACAGCATGCCCTGTCCTTCCGGCAGCTCGCGGCGGTACATCAGTCCCTTCCCGCGCTCTTCCGGCGTACGCATGACTTCAACGGAAAACACCCGGACGCCGGAGCTGCCGATGATTTTCAACGTCTCCCGCTCGGCGGCCCGAACCGGAGATGGCGGCAGCGCCCAGAGCAAGGCCACCATGGCCAGCAGCGCCAATCGCGCAAGATAGCACGCGATATCTTTCGGAAGGACGGAGTTCGGAACAAACCTCAT